CCATTTACCTTAAAAACACATGTTCTAGCACCAGATGCAGTAACACATTCTCTAAAGCTACCTGGACCAGAGTCAGCTAAAGTAGTAACTAGAATAGTTCTACCTCCTCTACCACCAGTGGCATTAGCTCCAGCTCCCTCGGCTCCAGGGAAGGCCACTGCTGTAGCAGGTGCTCTGGGAGGATCTACAGGAGGGTCTACAGGTGCAGCAGGCTCTTCTGGTGCAGCAGGAGCATCTGGTGGAGTGGGAGCAATAGGCTGCTCAATTACTGGTTGATCATGCCCTGCGGCACAAAGATCCGAGAATAAAGCGCCAAAAGCAAAAGCCCCAAAAGCAATTAGTAGGGCTAATATAACTGCCACTAGTGTGGTAGTATACTGTTTCCAATCTGTATTTTCGTCCATAACAACCTCTTATGCTTGAATTTCAAATTTACTAGTGTATGTAACACTAAATGTACCATTGCTACAACTAACAGTACCGCCAAAATCAACAAAATGCACCACTTGATCTGTAGCAGCGGATCCAGCATTCTTATAAATGATGGCCCCAACAGCAGAGAAAGTTGATGCTGTCCAAGCATTTACAAGGTTAGTCCAAGTAACTGCTTGAAGGTTATTTGCAGTGTCCAAAGCATCAAGTGTAAATAACTGGTTCACACCACCCGCTGTGTAACCAGTACCTGTGATTTCGGACGTAACGTTGGAACGTGTAGTCCAACTATCAAGTTCAGCTTCACTAGGTATAGCAGACACTAACATTGTTTTAAAAGTATCCGTTGACCAGTTAAGCCCAGAAGCTATGGCTAGTAAACGGGCTAAGTTTGTAAAATTCTTACTAGCCATTGTTTATCTCCGGTTTATTTGTTTAACATTTAGGGCGAGGTGGTTTCTTATTCCGAGGCATCATCTTCTCCAGACTCATTTTCATCTTCAGATTCACTTTCTTTATCCATCATGGCGCGCTCATGTTCAACTTTCATATCCATCATTACGCCATCATGGGTTCTTTGCATATCCTGATGCTCTAAGTCAGCTGCTTGAGACACCAAGTTATTCGTTTCTTGCATACGTGCAGTTTCAGCCTGCATAGTAGCAATGTTTGTATCTACTATAGCTTGTTGTTGAGTTACTCTAAGTTCAACAGCGAGCTTAGCTAATTCCAAATCAGCCTTCTTTTGTTCTTGCAGCATTTTAGCTTCAATTTCAGCTAGTTTAAGCTTAGACTCTTGCTGCTGTAACTTTAACTCTTGTTGCATTTTAATCATTTCAAGAGCATTAGAAGCTTTATCATTCTCTAACTGCATTTGTAGTTTTTGCATGTCAAGAGCAGCTTTTTGTTGCTCTATTTGCATTTTCTGTTGAAGCTCTTGAGCCTTAATATCTTCAGGTGTAGGTTTAGCGGGTGCAGGATTCTTCTCTGCTTCCAACTGCTTATCAACCATCTTCTGTAAAGTCTTATCAATAGTTCCTTCTATTGTAGAAGATACTCTAAAGCCTGCTACAGCAAACTGTATCATGGCTGCCATAAGTGGGATTAACTCAGGAGCCTTCTCACCACCTAGAATAGCCTTTTCAATAAAGTTCCCCATTGCGGACATAAACTCAAGACGATCAGTCTTCTCTTGAGTGTAGTCAATCTGAGCCATAGACAGCGGCTCGATGATTATACGGAAATTAAAGAAGTCACCGTCTTTTAAACTACCTATAGCCTGAGGTGCTAAGTCTTTATCAGGTGTGTTTAAGATGTTACTCTGCTGAAGTAAAGTCTCAGCAGGAAATTGCATTACTACAATTTCAGCCTTAATGGTAAGAACATGTGTTACCCAGGCTTCGAAATCCCCTTGGAGTACTTGTATGCGGGATGACGCGTAATCCGCCTTGAGTCTCTGAGCTCCCAAGGTTTCGTGTGGATTACTTGTGCCACGTACAACATCAGAGATGCCAGTAAGTTCATAAATTTGTGCTTTAACATCTTCGCGCGCCTTTCTTAAAGTGTCCTGAGCTGCTACAATAGTCTCAAGTGGCAGCCAATCAATTACCCCTTTTAGTCCGCCTTTCTCTGCAAACATTGCCCAGTCATCAACAGGGATTAGGGTATTGTCAGTACCCTCTTGCATCAAGCGCTGTACACCCTTCTGAGCTTTGTCATATACCCCAACGGCTTTACAGGCTTTAACCAACATTGAAATACGTTGGTTGATCTCATCAAGCTCGTTATACTGCTCAATCCAACGGATGTAGTCCGGAAGTGGACGACACACCTCATTGAGTAGTGTAGCAAAGAAGGGTTTTGGAGTAGGTTCGAAGTTTCTGATGTTCAGGTAGTCATCCTTCACATCTAGGAAAGTGGGGTAATTAGGATTTAGCCACATAACCTTCTTAGAGTCACGATCCCATATCTCAAAGACCTCAGCCTCCTCTAAGACAGGAGTACCCAGTAGGCTCTGTTCCGCACTAGCAACAGGCTGCTCTGAAGTGGGTGGGACATTCTTGAAGACGTCCCCAAAGCGGAGGACACCCTCGTCATATGTCATGACGACCCTACGGCCTGTCCAGCGGCGGTTCTCCCATGTGTCACATGGGGAGAATATGAAGTCGGCCCACTGCACGTGGTCGATCTTAACAGATGGGATCTTACCTGTTGGGTCCATCTCGACCCTGAGCCATGCGGTGCCCATACCCGGCACCAGACGGTCCTGAACCACCTGAGTGCACACAGCATGGAAGTTATTGGTATAGTCCAGTAGGTCTTGCTCGATGATCCTCTGTACTATTGTAGCAGCGACGCGGGCGACGTCATCCTCGTAGTCATCGAACTTACGAGATACCGCCACAGTGGGTGGCGTAGCATAAAGAGCCGCACTCAAGACGTCCACGTTAGCAGCGAATATGTTGTAGCGCCGCCCTCTAGCGGGACCAATCATTGTTTCAGAGTTAGCAGTCTTATTGCTGAACCTGTCTGAGGCCTTCCGTGCCTGATCCCACCAGGGTTTAAGCCACTTCTGAGCAGCAGTCAGCTCATCTAACCATAACTTGAAGTTAGTATCGGGATTAGCTGCAGCCTCGAGGCTACTCTTAACTGTCATGGTCATATATGTTCTCTTCCCAACAATTTCCTAAGGTTACGCCTTGTGCTGTCATTTCAGGTTTAGTCCGCTTTACTGGTTTCTTAGAGTAGGCATCGTCTAACTTCCACAAGGCTTCTACCGACACTGCGAGGTATCGCATGGCATCCGCATAGTGGGAGGACCAGTCATGTAGTGGAGTCTTACCATAGGTTTTAGTATCCTCGTTGTACTCTCTCTGATAGTTCTCAAGAGCCATTAGGCCTTTCTTACAATTAGTAGCATGTATGCGGGTCTTACGGTTGAATAAGACTCGTACTGCCTGAATACCATCGTTGATCTTCAGTTTGGGTGTGATCTTGACGTTCTGTAGAACAGCCATGATCTGTTCCCTTATGGTTAGCCCAGTGGCGAACTTAAAGCGGGAGTCATTGCCGTCATGTGGGAGGAAGTGTGCTTTGTACTTATAGGGTTTAGCCATTAACCACTCTATGTACGAATTCACTGTCATACCTGCTCCCTCAAAGCAATCGACGATGTCTATACCACCGTCAGGTCTAAACCGCCATACCCATATGGCAGTACTGTCGGTGAACCCTATGTCCCAGTGGGTATAACAGTCGTCATATGAGAAGGCAAATGGGATGATTAGGTTCAGTCGCTTCATCAGGTCCAGGTCATCGCCATAGTACGAACCGGCGTTGTGGGCATTAAAGGAGCACCAATACTCCTGCTGGATGAGGTCTTCAGGCATACCTGCAACCCGCTCTTCCTCAATGGCAGACATTGGTAATGCCCCGGTGTCCTCTATTGTCAAAGTCTCACAGAACCAGTCAGGGTTGTCCTTAGCCATGTTGTAGATGTGGTAGCCATGGGTCTTGCCACGTGGGGTATAAATAAAAGCAGCGGTGCCGTCATTCTCCAGCAGAATAGGTCTGATAAAGTCCCAGGCGGTAGGTTTAGATAGTGCCCACTCACTAAAGGTGACATGTATGGGGTTAGCTCCTACCAGAGCGTCATAACTGTCTGAACCTACTACTTGAAATATACTACCATTCTTAAATTTGATAATCATTTCAGTGTTATTTGTAGAGACCCGCAGCTCTGGTGGGAACGCTTGATCAATCATACGTCTACCCTGCTTGTCTATACCTTCCCATATAACCTTTCTCCCTTGTCGTTGAGATGGGAGAAGATGCCAGTATGTTCCTACCCTTCTTTGGCTCATCTTTGCAGTCTGATTCAGCATAGTGCTGTCTTTACCTGCTCTACGATGGCATAACCATACTGCTCTAGTACCACCATTGTCAAAAAAAGACATTATTCTTCTCTGATAGAAGCGAGGCTCCCATAAGTGGGGAAGAATAATGTGCTTAGAGGTCTTCATACAGGAGAGTTGAAGTTAGGTTAAGTTAGAGGTCTCAATTCTTAAGCTTATATTAACACATATGCGCACGCGCGTACAGCTATTGTTTCGCTTATTTTCGCCAACGACACTTATTATCTATGTTATTACTGGTAGTGTATAGTGGTCACCCGCGATGAATGGCCTACAACTTCTCTCACCCCTCTCGTTCCTCCTCTTGAGGTTTTCTGAGAAGATTATAGAGGCCCCGGGGCTATGTGACCAGGTCTTGTGGCAGGCTATCATGGCTCTTGATCTTATCTAATGCTCCTTGATTGTGGCAACGCCACTCCTTACCCCAAAATCCCAACGGGATTTTGGAAATTTTATTATTGAATAGATGTTGATAGTTTATATAATGTATGTTGACAATAAAGTGATTGACTTTAGGTTATAAAAGAGTAGAATAGTTTTCAAGGGATAAGAACTAAGGATGGTATTAATTTAATTGATAGGTGAATAAGATGAGTGCATTAAAAGGTGTTAAAGGTTTTAATGAAAAAGAATTAGAGTTGTTAGAAAAGTTGGGTTTTAGATTAAGGAAGGGTAAAGTTAAAGTTGAGAGAAGTAAAGAGGAATTAGAGTTGATAGAAAGGGCTAAAAATAGTGGGGTGTTAGTTGGTAGAGGTGGGGGAGATGGTAGTAAAGAAAGGGTGAATAAAGGTGTTGGTGATTTTGTAAGAGGGTTGATATTTAAGGATGAGAAGTTAAGTAATAAGGAGGTGTTGGAATTAATAAGTAAAGAGTATGGTAATAAAAATACGACTTTGAGTTGTGTAAGTTGGTATAGGAATGATATTAAAAAGAATTGGGTTAAAGGTGATAAAGAATATAAGAGGGTTAAGTGATGATTGAGTTAATGGTAGATGTAATAGTGATTGTAATTTTTATTGAAATTATAATTGGATTGTTTAAATATTAATTGATAAGGTTTGATTTATAATATTAAAGGGATTTAATATTATAAATTGAGAGATAATAAATTTCTACAATCTATCAATGCACTATCAAAAAGCTCCTAAATCAAAACACGTCCCAACGGGACTCCTTATGCTCCTAAATCAAAAAGGCTCTTTGCCTTTGCCCGAGCCGTAGCGAAGCGGAGGTGAGATCCAATTTGGGGATGGACCCCCAAATTGGTATGGGGACCCAGCCCCAAGGGCCTCTATAGGCCCAAACCGCGCAAAAATCTGGATTTTATCTATGTTCGATTTAACCACCGCCTGCAGTCAGAACACAAATCTTACCCGAGTGTTATAATTTATTAAGTTGACTATCAGATATTTTTGAAAGCAGCTCGCCGAATGGGACGTAAGTCGTTGATTTTGTTAATAAAACTATAACTAAAACTATTTTTTAAAATAATAATATTAAGAAAATAAATAATAATGGTAAATAATGTAAAAAGAA